CATCAATTACCACCCTCGAGTCATATTGACTGGTGTCATAACCAATCAACCTACCAAAATGACTATATAATCTTGATAGTTTTATACGAAATTATACTCCATGAAATATAATTAAGATTGATTATCGATCAATTTTAAACGAATATTTATCGTAATATTAAACGAGATTTTACCTATTCTAAGGTGTCAAAAGCCCCATATATCTGACAAAAATATACTGTCGGTTGATTTCATAACCTCAAATTAGTCCTTATCATTTCTTATGGCTAGGACAACCAAAACTATTTTTTCGCAATAGAAACCACTACAAGTGGACGCCAAGTCTACGATTACTTGATAAACGAACCAAATTTTTCGAAATTGGTTTGAAAAACGCTAAATTATTTTATTAAAATTTAGAAAATAATACTAATAGACATATATATATAATATAATTTATAATATAATATAATAAATAAAACAAATAAAGAATACAATTAAGTTGCTCAAACAAAATGTAACATCTCATGTTTAATGCCTTTATTTAACAACATATTTTAAAAAACACTTTAAGACATACCATTTATATACGCTCCTGTAGCTTAACCTGCTAATCCTAATGCAGAATTCAAAACTTTTCCACCTGTATCAACAATCTTGTTACCTACTTGATTTAAAGTATCGCCGAGAGTTTATACGGTTGCTGGTTATTCAGAAACCATATCTTTTAATATTTCACCCTCTGAATTCTTCGCTCTAACGGAACCAGTTTAAGTCCAAACTTTAAACCCAAATGTAGGAACATACTCATAAGTATACTTAACTTCTAACCTAAAGGTACTATTTGCAGTCAAATTACTAACTAAAATTTAAATTTAATTTCTACAATGATTAGCTAAAGCTGATCCATCATTATCCGATATACCACTAGAACCATTTGATTTAGTCACATCACTTTCAAAAATATAATCTTAAGGATCTAAAGGTATCCAATTATATTAATGATAACCTTTTTCGGCACTATTGTTTACGTTTTCATAACAATTGCTATATTATCTCATTTATGTACTAGATAACAATGGCATTGTGACATTTGCAGTAGTTGCACTTGTACTAATTATATAATTTTTCCCTGGTACTTATACTATTTAAACTATACCTTGTTTCACGTAATTACTATCAGCTGGTATTAATTTAATTCCACATCTTAAGAGTCGAGCTGACACCCACCTAGCTTGTGAATTAGCATAACCTTAAAGAGCAGCTAACGAACTTGTATTGCTGTAAATTACATCAGCATTTGTTCCTACGCCTGAAGTCCATTAAACAAGTTAAGAAAGTTAAGTTATTACAGATGTTCCTCCTGTCTAAAAAACATAATCCATAGCATGAGGCAAAATGCTAACACAAACTCCATATCCTGGTGCCATACAACCACTACCATTAGCATTAGTGGCATTTAATGTTATCTCATGAACATATTCCATTACAGCAGTTTCAGCTGGAAAATCAAAAGGTGCTTTTACAGGCAATGTATTAAAAGGATTCAAAACTGAAGCAGGATATGTTGCAATCCAAAATGGTTTATTTTTCTTATTATTATTTCTAGGCCCATTACGTTTTTAACGCTACTAATATTATGGTGCATTAATTTATTTAAGTTATTTAGATAATTTATTAACTTAATTTTACAAATTTTTGTCTCTATTATTATTCTTATTTAGTGAATTTTGAACTTACTCTATTTTTTAATCTTACTATACATCTACCTTTTTCTTATATCTTTTATTTTTATTACTCATTTAATTTTAATTAATAATATTTTAAAATTTGCCACAACCTACTATATTCGTATTATGAAGAGAAATTGCTAGGTCTTCTCTTTACACTTTCACACCTTAAAACACCTGTCTAGTAGGCAAGCCCATATTATCATTTTATTCTATTTTTAAAACAATTTAATTATAAAATCCTGATTATTTTAAAATTCCTTATTTAAAGAGCGAAACTCCGATCATATCTTGATCCAATATCGCACTAGTATATTTTTCTAACTCCATATAAATTCTTCGATAATAACTACCTACTCTACTCCAATACATATTTAATAGGGAATAACTCCCTTTTGCTTAAGGCATATATTCTCTAATTGCGACAATATGTGGAAAATCCGGTTTTTAAGCATAAGCTTCAGATTAACATTATTTTAATAATTCTTAATCTAACTATGAATCAGTTTTTGTAAATAAGGTCACATCTTTTTCAACCCTAGGCAAATATTCTAACCCATTATGCGTAATGATTCCTCTCATTCCCAAAAAATCAAAGCCTATTTTACCCAAATTATTTAATTTTTTCATTTATTGACCTAAGCCATGCACGCCATAGTCATTAAAGGAAAAATATTTTAAAAATGCATTTTGTACTTATTAAAAATCTTGTTACTCTAATATCATAAGCAAATCATCTCCAGCAACAAAAAATTTAAATTTCAACTACTCTTATTATTAAATAAATTTAAGATCTAAAATCATTCTAAAAGTGTTACCAAAAGTAGTATATGTAGGATCACCCGATTTAACAGTACCTCTTATTGTAAACTACAATAATTTCCTACGTTTTTATTAATATTTACCATAAGCTGCACATTTAGTTATGGGGTCTTCCAATAACTCATAAAAATGCTCATGATAACATAAAGGTATATCTGTTAATCGCAAAGGTTTTAATATTCTATATAAAGGACAATCAACCATTCTCAATTTGTTGTAATGTTAATTAGAATCATGACTCTTCATATCACAAGAAACAACTATAGGATCTTTAAACCCTCTATATGTTTTGTCGAAAATTGATTTAAATTACAAATTTGATAAACTAGGACAATACTCTTCAAATGTCTATTTAGCTATTTTTTAAAATTTATGACTAATTAATCCTCCAACACATTTAACGTAATCAGGAGGATTAAATATAGCCCTAGGTCTATTGCTATATTATTAATGAGTCTTATCACTATCTACCAAAAACCATTCACATTACTTGGTAAACATTTAATATTGGGGTTTGTTCGAACTATAATTTTTCATAAAGAACTCATATCCTCTTAAATAATTCTTAGATTTATTCACATCATACTCGGCTACGTGCTATACATAATCCAGAACATTACAAATTTAATCGTATTACTTGAAATTATTAATAAACTAAAGATAAGGTGAATTTTTACCACATAAATATTATTTATATTTTAACTGATACTAAGGGTCTGGTTATAATAAAGATCGACCTATTCTATGCTCTATAGCAGATATTAAATTCAACTAGCAATTCCCATACTACACAGCTTCATAATCAAATATTTAAGGCACACCATTAACATTTCTTTTCTATAAATTTTATTCACAAGTACATTTATCTATCAATTTGTTTTTATAATCAGAAATAACCTAACAATTAACATTCTAATAAAACAAACTTGTAGGTTATTTATGTACATTAGTTAATTAACCATTATAAGAATTCAAAACTTTTTACTTAACTCTATTGTGGTTCTAAAACCACTTCTCAAACTTGTAAGTCAAATAAGAAGTAAGTAAAATTAATAATATACTGATCAAAGTAATAATATTTTCATCTGTTGTAGTTTTAAAAATGGATTAGAAAACCTCAAACCCCATCATAAAAGAAAAATATAGCAAACAAAATACAATTATAATTAATAAAACACTCTATGAAATACTATAAATAGTACAATAGTCATCTAATTATCTTTAATCGACTGAAGGCAATTTTTAATTCATCAATTAACTATAACGCAATGCATTACTATAACACTATCTATACTCTTAATTTTCATCATCTAAGGCGTTTTATCGTTCATTTTGAGCATCTACATCCTACTAAACTAATATAGAAACTTTAATTGCTAATTCCTATGAAGTGTATTGTTTACTTGGATGCAATATTCCATGATGTAATTATATTTTATTTAAAAATTCTTTCAAACATGTAGCATGAACACCATCTATAGTTTCAATGACAGGACAAAAAGGCGTCATTCTGGTAAATTCATTAACATCAAATTTTTCGTTGGAATAAACAATAAAATATATATTGGGACCCAAAGGTATGACACTTTTTATAGCGTCAGTTATCTTAAAATCCCAAATATACCTATCACAAACCAACGATTTTTTCTAAACTAATCCGTTTTACCTAAAAATATAACACCTTTTGTTGTCTTCAGAAAGACTAACTTTACCCATTTTATCATACATTTTATAAGTTTGCTCCATTATTGAATCCATTTTGTTAATATGTATCCCAAACTTAATAATTATTTTATTACTCTTACCCCAATTTTAAAAAATTTTCCAACTTACATCTTTAATTTTAGAATTTATATCATTTGAAAGACTGGATTTTCCCATTTATTATTATTATTTTTAACCCTACAAATAAACGTTTTAACTCTCAATATCTTAAAGTACCAACAGTGTATCTAGACATTTGTTAGGATCAACTAATATATTGAATAATTCGGGATTCTGAACATGGATGAATGAAGTTGTCCTAGGTATGTAAACATTCTAAACATTAGCTTTACAATTCTATGTTTGCTGTATATGTATAGACTAATTCTAAGGGCTATCAACTTAAATTTTCAAGTTATTATTTGACTCATTGTGTACCAAATCCATTAAAATATTGTCTTGTTGTTTGTCTTACTCATTATTAATATCTTAAACTATAGTGTCAAAATAATCTATATCCAAACTACCAACAACCAAACTATCATAATATTCTTTTAATATATACATGTGATAAAGTACGTTTTTGCTCTCGTTTGTATGAGTAACTTATTATTATATTGACAAAGCACATGTTTAATTTATAAAATACACATCTGATTCAGTATTTTATTAACTAAAATCTGGTAATTTATTTGTCTTATTATCTAAACTATAAAACATTGTTCTAAATTTTATTACTTTATTATCTCTATTTTTAAATTCTAAAAATGATGGGTTCAAATTGTCTTCATACCATTATTATAATAATGATGATAAGGATTAATCAACTACAAAAGCTTCTTCTAGTGGTTTAAGTCTTAACCAATGGTAAGTTTTATGTTAATTTTTTACTTCAACTACTTCAAACCAACAACCCATATCTTAACTTGAGAAATACTTTCTATCCTAAAAATTATGACGAACAAACATTTAAACAGACGTATTAACATACTTATTGTACAATTCACACTTATTATTATGTCTATCGTTACTATGCACTGTGAATGTACACAACCTTTTAACTTATTTTTTATAAGGTCCTAACAAAGCTATAATATAATTTAAACAGAGACCCAGACTAGTATTGTCATCGGAATCATAACCAAAAACACCATCAAACATATTATAATATACAAAATTTTAGGAATCAGAACCTATTTTCTCTGTGACAAATTATTTGATTTTTTATTACTTTTTAGCCATTTTCAATTTTTTATGAGTTGTAATTGGCTATTTTTAAATTTTTTACTTGTTAAAATCAGCCATTTCAATATTAATTTATTATGGCTATTACTATATCATACCTAATGTTTTTGTGGCACGATCATAGACTTTCACTGTTATTTTTTTCCTATTTTTAAGTGACTCATACAACTCCTCACAGTGTACGTTCATATGTTACATAGCGGAATTTAATAACATTGAACGTGAATCGTTAGGATCATATTAGTACCCGAAACTAAAATAACTAGAAGTCTCTGTAGCGCACTCTGTACACCAATAGGTACCTTGTCTGATATAACGATTCTTGTCTTAACTCAAATACTGGTACAATTCTAAATCATTAGAAAAGCTTACTTTCGTGAACTTATCTTCATTAGAAACTAGAGTTTTATTTTTAAAGTATTAAGAATAAAACTCAAAATATGTAACGTAATTTTGTGGCTATTCCCTAACGGTTACAGATGTTTCGTGTTAGTGGAATTTTGCCTAAGAATTTTAAAGATTTTAAAATTTAGAAAGTAAAGACTAGCTTTCCTACGCTTCATAGAGTGTCTCTCTATGAACACGCTCGTCCGCTCCCGCCCAAAAGCAGACATCCGACACCTCCTGAGACAAGCATTTATCTTGTCCCACGGTCCCTCGGGGGGGGTGATGACTCCA